CGCGTACAACCTCGACGATACCGCCGCGCAATTCATCAATTTCGGATCAGTAAAACAAACAGCAGCAGCGGTGCAATACTCCGGCCTCGTGACCATCGGCGGGATCGTTGCAGCGTCCCCAATCTACGTGGTTCAGAACGGTAGTAAAATCACAACCTTTTGGGCCAATGGTCATGTGCAAATTTTGGTGAAAGTGAAAACGGGCGGGGCTCTGATCGACAGCGGCAACGTGACCGCATTCAGCCGGAAGTGGGGCCAAACTTATTCGCATTTCGATACCAATCTTGCGGCGGGTGGCGAATCCCCGGCGGCGTTGAGTACCGCGCTGGATGGCGGTATTTTACTCACCTACAGTAATGCAGCCGCTCTCTCAAGCAAGGTGACAGTAACGGTGGGAGACACGAACCAAGATTTAGGAAATGGCAACGGGAGCAAACTTTACAAGGGGACAATCGCATTGACCGGTAGTGCTACGCTTCAGGAGGCTTATCAGTACCTCCAATACCTCGCAAACGAGTCCACCGCCACCACGACAAACGGAGATCCCGGATGGCGTTATCGGAAGCTAAACTCGGCCTATACCGAGATTGTGTCGGCCCCATTCGGCACGTTTGCGGGTGGCACATTATTCCTGGCTCAAGGCTGGTACATCAGCGGTGTGCTTCCTGCTGAGTCCACAAAATACACGCTCATCGCGCACGATGGGACATCCCAAGTTCCACCCACCGTGGCGACTGTTACCGTGGGGAATCTGGTCAGCGGCGACCGGGTGTTGCTCTCCCGCGACGATGGATCGGGGAACATTTTACAGGATGAATATACTCCGGTATCAGCATCGAGCGGCGCGACCTCGTTACAGGTAGTGGAGTCGATCAAAACCGACACACCGACCAGCGGGAAGATCCGCATCAAAGGCCAACCTTATTCTTATTCAGCCTATAATTCGGGGACGAAAACATTTAGCGGATTGTCGCCCGGTTTAGTCTCCAACATCGTGACCGCCGACAATGTTTTCGTTCCGTTCATCGACGTGGCGACCTCCTCAACCAGTGAGTCAGCATCGTTCACTTATGCCAGCGGATTCACAGCGCGCGTGGACGTGCGACACGGAACAGGCGGCTCACCCATCATCCCCTATACCACCTCGCTGAGTGTGACCGCCTCGGGCGGGTCAGTGAACGCATCCCGCAATAGCGACGTGTAACCTATGTCGTACTACGTCGCACCGTTCACGTTTGATTTCGCGGCATCCCTTATCCGAGTGGATGCGGGGGTGTCGGACGTGATCTGTCTCGACCTCTACACCGCAATCAAAGAAGCACAATCATCACAAGAAGGAATCCTCTATGAGCACCTCGGATCTGGCAGCGGACTCGTCACCCTCGGCCCCGGCGTCGAAGTCGGTATCACCGTCGAGCTATTGGGGAATTGGCAGCTACAATTCCCAGCAGGAAACTACGTCGCCCGTGTCTCCGGAGGAAATCTTGTCGGAGGCCCCGGAGGCGACCCAATAGCCTACACAGCAGGTGTCCAAGTTCTTCTGATCCAATCCGCAGCCTCAACGGTTGTACTGAGTGGCGGCGGGAGTGGCGGGACAGTTGATAACGCAGCCATCGCAAACGCAGTGTGGGCCAGCCCACTCGCATTAACCGTGCTCAAATTTTTAGGACTCAAATAAATATGCAAACCAATCCAGGATTATCATGGTCGTTTTTAGGCGCGGCAATGCTAGGTGCTTCCGACGCATTCGCTGAATACAACAGTTTCATGCAGGCCGTATGCCTAACTTTTACAGCAGTAACACTCGTGATCGGTTTGTGGAAAACCATCACCCACCGCCTCGACAGAGACAATTAAAAAATATGACAACCCCATCAAATACAGCACATCCATCGTGGCTCCAAGAAGCGGCCATGAAAATACTCGGCATCGGAGAAAGTTTCTGGGCCTTCATCTGGCCGACCGTAAGGGCCGATACACAAGCCCTTCTGGTGCAGCTCGCACCGATTGCGGTGAGCGTGGTTGAATCGCTCGTGAGCAGCCCGAAATCAGGCGAGGAAAAACGTGCGGCGGCAATCACTATGATCGCAAGCAACGCGAAAGACGCAGGGATTCAGTGCGGCGCGTCCGTCGTGAATCTTGCGATCGAATACGCGGTTCAGAGCCTCGCGAAAAAATGACCTCGCTCGCGGCAATCGCGCTTTGGCTGCTCGCTCACATAAGCGTTACAGCCGGGCGCGATCCGCACCGATTAGACCATCACCGACACGCAGAAATCCACGCAGAAATCAAAATATCAGGGGAGTTTTAAACCTGTTAAACAACCATTTAGTTGACCTCACCAATATGATAAAATTCATCGCAAAATTATTCGGGGGCCGGGTAAGAGCCGGTATAGCATCGGGAGCGGTATGGATGGCCCTAGCCGCCATTGCACAGATCATGAAGCTCGATCCGCACCTCGCGGCCATGGTCGATCCAGACAAGCTCGCCAATTTTCTGGCAGCGGCTTTTTTCACAGGGATCAACCTTTTGACCAATGCCACCCACATCAAAGCGATGGAGGAAATCAATGCGGTGTTGCAGGAGGGTTCGCAACCCGTTGTTGAAATCCCCGTCAAACGCGCCGAGTCGCTGAAATGACCCTCCATCCCGATCAAGTCTGTCCAAAAGCGGGAAATTGCAGTCACCGGGCGAATCGCCAGGGGTACGATAATTGTCCCACCTCGGTACGAGTTCCACGCGATTTTTATTTATTCTGCTCGCACCTCAAAGACACCGATTTCACCGATCCAGACAGCCAGCCACGCCGACCATGATTTTCAATTTTTTTAGAACCCTGTTTAGACCCCACCCAATGAAAACCGGACTAGCCACCTCATTTGCGACACCCTCAGATTTACAAGCCTACGCACGAGCAAAAGCCCAGGGGAAAAGCGAAAATGAGGCTTTTGCGGTAGGAGATAACTGCATTGGATGTTGGGGCGATAAAACCAATGGCGCACAGGCTTATTGTGCCATCCCACCGGAGCACATGATCCAAGTTTTCGGGAGCCAGCAGGCGGCAAAACATCAGCGGGTATTGGTCACCTATGGAAACCGATCCTGTCAGGCGTTGATCGGCGATGTGATGCCGCATCTTGACAGCATCAAAAACGGCGCAATCATCGACATGAATCCCGCCCTGTGTCGGGGTCTTGGACTTCCAGTTGAAAATGTTTCGGTGACAGTTTCGTGGAGTCGGATTCTTGATTCCCATACTGTATGACGGGCTCCGCATTTTTTTGGTTTAATGTGGTTGCACACACCCCGAGGCTAGCTTAACCTCCCCCAATGCCCGCTCGAATCAATCCGCCGCCGGGGAAACCGGTTCTCCACGAACTACCGACGCCTAATTTGGCGGATCGAGTCGTCGTGGTCCTACAGGATTCGCGGGCAGCCTCTTTCCAGCTACCCCAGCCGGGAGCGCCCTTGGCATCCAACCCGGATTTTCTGTTTTCAACAGCACGAACAGCGCCGGATGTGGAGGCCGGGGGAGAGTGGTATCGTCTATTCTATGTCAACGAACGCTCCAACCAACCGGAATACAATGCTGAGGTTTCGTTCCCCTACGAGACTACGGAGTTCCCTAGGTATACTCGAACCTCGGTCGTTTTAAGATCGACCTACGCCCCCGAGGACAAACTGTCGGACGACCCGGGGGTCGGCGCTTTAAAGTTGGTTGATGAGAAGCTCTCTAGGATCGGAGATCCGATCATGGACTCCTTGTTCGTGGGTGTCGTAAAGGTTTACGAGTCGATCCCAGGCCCTCTGCTAAACGACAAAACGCGAGGGTCGGCGCAGGGACACATGTCGATAATCCCGTTCAACTTCCGTGCCAGCAAGAAGACGCTTACTCTGGAGCAGAACGTGGAACAATCGGTGAGCGATGTGGACGTCGTGGGTGGAACCTGCCCCGGGGTATCGGGTGACAACGTGTTGATGGAATCGGAGCTGACTTCACCCGGAACGGTTCTCGCCAAGAAGCGGAACACTTATTTTGAGGGGGCTCCGGGTGTATTGCAGGGGAGTTCGGTGCATTTGCAAACGGAGATGG